GTTTTAACCTCCCCCACAATCTTTATTGTTCTTACGTGCCGCGCGCTTTTAGAGTGCCGGCGACAACACTATTTTATGCTTTAGATTTTTCTTATATTAAACACCGATACCGGCGGAATGCCGGACTCAGACGAGTTTTGTCCATTGAGTTGATACTAGCTTCTATGGCCGGAGTTAAGTGCCGTGCCTTTTAGCAACGTACTTAGCTCACGTCATAGCTCGTTAGTTCGATGGATTCAGATCACATCATCTTTTGTCATAAGTGAGAACGAATTGATCTTTATACTGGTAAATTATTGATCTTTGAACACATTACTGTCCCGCGGGAGTCTGTTCCGCACCCCCATTTTTACTTTCAGTATTTGACTGGAAATAATTTTTGATAGTTATGCAATATGGCTTTATCTTATGTTTTTTAACGCCTCTGTTACTTAGGGTTTATAGTAGCCGAGGTCCATTTTTGTCTTTTAACTAATATTTCTGATAGTCCTGTTTCCTGAATAAGTCTAATTACACACGCTTTTGAATAGCAGAATTAGATGAGGTTCAGTTCAGCAATATATAAGTTTTGATTCAAACCAAGAATATTTCATTGTTCGTTCAGAGCTACACGCTACACGACCGTGTAGGTGCTATGTTAGTTCGAACACATTTACTTAACATTTGATAGATTGCTCCACCCCGATCAGTAGCATTTCCTGGTGCTATTTAGCTGTATATACTACTTGATTAAGTTGTTTCCTACAGGAATTTATTTGAAAGGATCCCACTAAGCTGTATGTGGCCAGCCGTACTTATGCGTTAAATAGGAACCTTCGCCTTAATTATGTACCGAGTAAAAAACATTTCCGAGGCTGAAGGGTGGCCAACGATTGATATGTCGCAACGCGTTAACCATGTCCGAAATAGACCCAAACTTCAACAACAAGGACAACGTGAGCCATTCAATTTCGTCGGAGAATCTGACCTATATTACTTTCACCATTATTTCGGATTTAAGTTTCTTAACCTTGATTACGACAACGACTTTTCCTATTGTGGAACTTTAATTTTTGGAACTTATCTCCTCCTTGAACTTTGTCTTTTTCTTAACAATTTCGTGAATTATTTATTCATTTCTTTCGGATTTAGCAATGCTCTTGCTATAATTTCGTTCTGTCCAATCATTGAAGAACTTTGTAAAGAGTTTTCAGGATTTAGATTTGTTTTTCCGATTTGCGAGTTTTTGATGACTGGAGCCACTTGGTTCCGAGTACCTGCCGTTCTTTTTCATTATGGAACAGCCAGTTGGCCGTTTCATCAACGACTTTATTTACACATGGCGTGGAATTTCTGCGCCGTCATCCTCGAAGTCGTTACGAGAGAGAACGTTTCTGCCGCTTTCTGGACTCCTGCACGTTACAAACGTTATGCTAGGACTCAACAGCATGTTGAAGACCCTACTGAAAAGCAGCGCATGGTTTATTCCGTGCTGCTAGACTATTGGGTCCCAGAGTGGTATTTTTATTGGTTTTACAATGCCTTCACTTCGTATTCCGAATTTGATGTTATCAAGCGACAGCTGGAGCGACGTAAGTTGCTTCATTATGAGCTTCGATACAGTGAGATTGGAGTTTCTTCCGTTGCGGAGGATATTTTGTATGACCTTCGTCGAGATTGGGACTATGTTCCTCTTGACCTTGTCGAATACATTCAATCTGTTTCTTCGTACGGTTCAATGACTAGTTTACAATGGTTTTTGTCCGTGCGAGACGATGTTCTTCGCGATGTCCGTCATTATGACGACGACGCTGAGGAGTGTGTATCTGACATGTCAGATTCTTCTTGTTCTAGCAGCGAGGCGTCTGAGGACTCATTAGAGTTACTCAGTAAAGACGAATTGTCTAGGGCGTTCGCCAAACTTGAACCTGTCGCTCACATTGACGACAATGATAGTGAAGAGAATGACGATTCTTCGATCATTTCTCTCATTTTAATGTTCGTTCGAGATCTTGAAGATTCTGGCAATGCTGAACCAATACATTTGCTCGTTCATGCTGTTACTTCCGCTGGAATTATTTACCGCGGAGATACCGTTACACGAGTTTTGAGTGTCATCAACTTCATTAACGGACTTTCCGTTCGTCATCACCGACACTCCTTGCTGAGGCTTCTCAACAAAGTTATTAAGACCAATAGGGATTTTTACCTTCGTCCTGCGTCCGCCTCTGACGACAAGGAACCTTCTGAAGAGGAGGTTCCTACGATTAGCGATCTTATGTCGCGTTTCTGTGAGTTAGGAGCTAGCGTACCCGACGCTGTCACTATTGCTATACAAAAAATCTTTGCTTGTGCTATTGCTTCTAAGCTATTTGGCACGAGCACCGACGAAGTGCAATGGGCCGGCATTATGTCCGGCATTCTCGACAGCAAGGACTTGGAGAAAGCGCATACTTATAATAAATTTGAGCTTGCGCGTATTCTTCGTTCTACCTTTTCCTCTATTATTACCGCCATTAAGGCTGTTTTTATGGGAGTGGAGAAGGACGAGTTTTCGTGTCAAGATCCTACTTCATGGATGCGATGCGCTCGCTGGTTAATCCAGTTTGAGTTTCTTCGTTATCGCAATGGAGAAGAATGTCCTGGGTATGTTTCTGACGATCTTTGGAGGAGAAATTTAGACGTTTGCTATGAGCAATACGTTAAAGTTGTTCCTAAAGACACTGTTCAGCGCAGTGTCATGGCTCCTCTTTACGCTCGAGTTGCTGAGATGCGAGTTGCCTCATGGTGTGCCACTTATGGTAACCGACCAATGCCTTTTAACATAGGCTTGTTTAGTCAACCTGGCACCGGTAAATCTACTTGGATTGCCGAAGCTTGCGCTTGGTTTGCTCTTACAGGTTTGAAGATTAATCATGACTGTGAGACACTTGATGCGATCAAGAAAGTTATGGTCGTCATTAACCAAGGAGATAAATTTCTTTCAGCTTACGATCCTTCTCGTAATACGGTCGCCGTGTTTGACGAAGTTGGTTCTACTCGCGCTGACCGCGATACCGACAACGTTTTGATGGAAAACATTACCTCAGTTCTTGGGGAGAATAATTGGTTTCCTACGCGTGCTTCCTTGCAAGAGAAGGGTAAGATTCTTTACCAGCCTCATGTCAACATTTTGCTTACCAATACTCATCCTAAAGATGCCTTCGGTGTCAAAGATTACATTACTAATGTAGAAGCCTTTGTGCGTCGTATGCACGTGGTTTTCGAAGTACGGATTAAGCCAGAATGCCAGGCCGATGGAAAACACGGCTTGGATTTTGAGAAAATGAAGGAGCGAGAGGATAAGTGGGACGTGATTACGTTCCACCCTTTTTCTCCTACTTTTAACGGATTTGAGGAGACCGGAGACGTTTTGAGTTTTACTCAGGCTTGTGATTATATCACACAGAAAGCTGGTGCTCATTTGGACAAGAAGGATGGCCTTATTGCTGTCCGTTCCCAAGTCAGTTCTCTCACAACTCGCGTTTGTAAACATAAGTTTTTCCATTGCGAGGAGTGTGGGGATTGGCGGGACAACGTCCCTCTTGCGCCTGCTTCTGGAAGCATGACCGAAGCCAATTTGGTCTTTAACAACCAAGATCAGATACTTTACCATTACCTTGGAGTTCTTATGATGCTTTATTGGTGTGGTTCATTTCTTTTCAAGGGCGCTTCTCAATCCTTTCAGCTTTACAAAATGGAACGCGATTCTTTGCGTCGAGATCTTGAATCTGCTCAGCAGTCTCTCGGAATGGCTAATGCTGTTATAACCCGTTTTACGAGGGTTAGAGATGAGACTTTGCACAAAGCTGAGCATCTAGACAAGGTGCTCCTTAGAGCAGAAAAGTTGATTGATCGAGTTGAGAAGGTACGTGAGGCCAAATTCAAAATTGACTCCGGAACCATGTGGAAATTATTTACCACTGCTTCTTGTTTTATTGCTGGGTATGGAGTTTACAGATTCGTCACTTCGGAGAAGAAACGTGATTTGACTCCTGCTATGAACTCTCAAGTTCAGGGGCGACCTGCTAGCGTTAAGCTGCAAGGCAATCCTTGGGACATTACAGAGGGATACATTCATGCAGGAAAAGCTTCTGCTTCTGGCTTTGATTCACTCATGAAGCGAATTGAGCGCAATTTGATTGAGATTGAGTTTAATGGCGACCCTCGAGTTCGCGTTCATGCTCTTGGCATTTACGGTCCCTACGCTCTCGTGAATTGGCATGCTGCTAAGTATTTTTCCACGGGCACGCACACTTGTAGTGTAATCAAGCATCCCGATGCTGCTGATCCGAATTGCAGTCTTCGGTTTCGCATGAAGGGTTCTCCGACTCTCGTCGAGAAAATTGGAGAGGATCTAGCCGTTGTTTGCTTGGTTGATGCCCACACTTTTCGGGATCTCAGTAAATTTATTCCTGAGAAAGCTCAGTATAGTGGGGGCATCCATAGAGTCAAAGGCTACAATGTCCATTATCGGAACGCTGCGCCTTACGACTTAATACGCGTCCCTTTTACTGGTTATTTTACCAACAAAAAGTCGTACAACGACAGAGACCAGTCATACACGCCCCCAGGCTTCTTTGGTGAACATCCTCATCCTTATGAGGGCCATTGCGGTTCTCCGCTGGTCACCGTAGTGGGCAATCAAGTCCACCTAAATGGTATTGTTTGTGCCGCTTCGATTGCGCAAAAGATGTCACTTTTTCATACCGTTTGCATGTCTGATATCCGTAAGGGTGTTGAGGCGCTTGAGAGGAAAAATGGGCTCCTTGCTCCTTGCAGCGGACTTAGCTTTGACGAGTCTCCTCAAATGAAAGGACTCGTGATAACTGAAAAAGACAGTCGAACGCACGCTTACCATGCTTCTTTTGAGATGGGTTCAACCGTTTCCGACGGTTGTTACCCCGATGCTTCCTTGAGAACTGCTCATTCAACAGTCTACAAATATCCTTTACATGATCAACTGTTTGAGCTTTTTCCTCAAGATTATCATCATGATCTCATTGCTCCTGTCTTCAAGCATCTTGTTGTTGACGGTGAGTATCTTTCTCCTGAGAGAAACGCTCTTCGCGACATGTCCAACCAGGTTTCTGGTATTGACATTGACTTCTTGAACTTAGCCATCAAAGACTTGGTTGACAAGTTTAAGGAGTGCGAAGATTTTAAGCATTTGCGTATCCTCCCTTTAGAAGAGTGTCTCAATGGAGATGGCCATGGAATAAAGTCCATGCCCAAGAACACGTCCGCTGGCTTTCCCGATGGGGGCAAGAAGTATATTCATCTTGACCCCGACCCTACTGAGAAACATCCTCATGGCGTGAAGTTGACTCCCGAAATGCAGGCAAAGTTTGACGAAATGTTAAAACGAGCTTGCGCGGGTGTCAGAAACGGGATTGTCTACAAGACGTGTGCCAAAGACGAGCCTCGTGCAGCCAAAAAGGTTGCTGAGAGGCGTATTCGTATCTTCACATTGGGTCCGATGAACTTTTACTTACTGTGCAAGAAATTCTTTGGCAGTTTCATGGCCGCTTACGTTGCTAACTTCTTGACTACCGAGACAGTTGGTGGCGTAAATCCGTTTTCCAAAGAATGGGGAAGAATTTTTCAACGTTTGGAGAAGCACCCTAATTTGGTCAACGGAGACTACAAGAAGTTTGACAAGAAAATTTCCACATTGATGATTATGGCTGCTGCCACAGTCGTTGTGGAACTTTTTAAGTGGTCCTTTCTCGAACAAGGGGAGGAGCTCAGTCAAGAGGCCATTAACGCTCTTAGGAGCATTGCCTCTGACATCGCAAGTCCTCTCATTTTGATGAATCGCGATTTGTTGCGACCAGCTGGATCACTTTCGTCGGGCGTCTTGATGACATTCGTCTTCAATGATATCATCAATTCTCTGTATATGCGCGTTGCGTTTTACACGTTGCGCACAGCAGTGAGTCCCTTGGATAATGAAAGTCTACGTCGTCTTTTTCGAGATAACGTCGAACTTTTTACCGCGGGAGATGATAACACATACTCCATTTCTGACGAAGTTAAGTCTTTCTTCAATTTCAGCACCATTCAGCATTACTTTCGAAGTATTGGAATGCAGTACACCCCGGCTGATAAGTCTGACAATGTCTATGGTACTGTCGACGTCACGAGAGCTACTATATGTAAGCGATCTTGGCGTTTTGACAAAGAGTACCAAATTTGGACTTGTCCGATTGAGAAACCGAGTATTTTGAAGATGTTGACTATTGGATTGCGGTCCTCGGCTATTACTGAAGATGAGCACGAACAGCAGTGTTTTCGAGCTGCTCAGTGCGAGTTTGCACAGTATGGTCGAGAGGAGTTTGTATCGCGCACGAAAACGCTGCGCTCGCTCCGACCGAACTTCCATTATTTGACTTATGAAGAAATTATGGAGAAACAACAAGGAGATGGAATTACTCCTTGGATTCCCGAGACTTTAGAATCATTCCCGGACGTCGATCTCGACAACGTGGGGTGGTGCTAAAGTGCTCACGGCTAAGCTGTGATGCCGTCGCCAATCAGCGGCATTCTTCGAACCCTGACAAAGCACTAATTGACCTTTCGTACGGTGCTTGTATATGCGAAGAGTGTGACAGTAGGACTAGTTATTTAACTTGTATGACTCTAGGAGGCCTACTTATCAATTAAGATCCAGAGTCCGAAAGGCACTTCTCCTACCGGTGTGAGGTCACCTAGGAGGGGTCACCACTACCTCACTTCAATTAATACATCTAATGGGGACGCTACGGGCCCCACCCTTACTGATAGCGATATCGATACTGTTAAATCGAACGATATCACAACGACTCAGCATGAAGAGTCTCAACCCATGGTTTCACAGACCGTGACGTTCATGGAAGAAGCACCTCTTTACAGAATGGATGCTGTCGCTCCGCGAGACACTACATATACTGATCCGTTTGCTGATAATCTACCGCTTGACAAATATTTTGCTCGCCCTATACAGATCGCCACTGGAACGTGGACTACGACGTTCACACGATCATCTCTTTTTGAGGAGATTAATCCGTGGATTCTATGGCAGCAGAACGAGCGTATCGCTAACAAATTGAAGAATTATGCTTATGCGTCTTGGGATCAAGCTATTCGAGTTGTACTAAACGGTACTCCCTTTCAATACGGTAAATTGATGGTAGTATACATTCCTTACGGTGACGTAGGTTCACTTGTCACTAATGCTGCCAGAAACCGCGTTGCTAGGGAGCAAGTTGAATGGTACAATAAGTCTAGCGCGGAAACCGATTCCGCTCACGATGCCGTTTTTCAGCATTTTTCTACTTACCCCCACGTGGTCATGGATCCGTCAAAGAGCACTGTTGCAGAGCTTAAATTGCCTTTCATGTACCACGTTAACGCTTTTCCCGTTGCTGGCGAGACTTTTAGTTCTTGTGGAACTTTGTTATTTTATGACTTAAATCCATTGAGAATTGCTAATCCCACTGCATTAACACAGCTTAATTACACTGTCTATGCGTGGGCTGAGAACGTCAGTTTAACTGGTGCTACTACACTTACGGCTACGGGTTCTTCTGAATCCCGAGTTTGCTCTTGTCTTGAGGACAAATGTTACGTTTGTGACAAAGTTGAAAGCAAATGTAAGTGTTTTGATCAATACATATTAACTCCTGTTTCTGATGAATATAACGATCCACCGGTTTCAGCGCCCGCTAGTGCGGTAGCTGAAGCGGCAGGGATGCTTACAGGCGTCCCAGTTATCGGACCATTTGCTCGCGCCACCGAAATTGGTGCAAGTGCGGTAGCGAATATGGCCAGATTGTTTGGCTTTTCTACTCCTACAATGCAAGTTCCGGTAAGTCGTTATACTCCGAAAGTTCATGGCCGTATGGCCAACACCATCGGTGAGGATTCATC